GACCCGGACACTTGCCCGCATCGGGGCCGCGAGGCCAACCGCCCGTGCCGGGATCTCGTCGTCGAAGATGTAGACGGTGCCCGGACGGACCGGGAACGGGAAGCCCTGGTCGACCTCTCCGGTGCCGATGGTTACGTCCGGCGTCCCGGTGCAGGCTGAGAACTCGAACCAGGGAGGGATCCGGAGCAGGATGACCGGCAGGAGCCGGTCACGGAGCGCCTCGGTCTCAAACCAGAGGGTGAAGTGGGGCATGGTCTCACTCCCCCGCGGCGGGGAGCGGAGAAGCGGGGTCCTCCTCGACGTCCTCGACGAATCCTGAGAGGTCCACCCGGGCCTGCTGCTCCTCGGCGATGCGTCCCATCTCCACCTGTACGTCCTCTACCCACGGATGATGGGCGACAATGGTCTCCTGCGAGATGACCCCCATGCTCGAGGTGGCGATCTGCGTGGTCTCGAGATCGTTTATCAAGAGCGACTTGTTGTATGTGATCTTCACACCGAGCGGGTCGAAGGTGCCGACACCCTTAATTTCTAGATACTTAGCAGCAAACCAGCAGAACTTCTTGATTGCGACAGAGAACCGGCGTGCCATGATATTGCTCTTCAGGTCCAGGAGGGTGTAGAGGAACTTGAGCGCGATCCCACTAGGCGCCGAACCGAACTTGTCGGTCTTGACGTTGACTCCCTGCCCGAAGAGGAAGATGTTCTCCTCCAGGCGGTCCAGGGTAGAATCGATCGCGGTGATCGGCGGGTCGGCGCTGAGGGTATCGACGCCGGCGCCCGCCTCGGGGTCCACCTGGATCGCCCGGTAGTACCGGAGGTTCTGCAGGAACTCGGCGAGACTCTGCCCCCCATACCCCTTGAGCACGAAGATCAGTTTCTGAACATCCGTCAGGTCATTGGCAAGATCGCTGACGATGATGTCATAGACGTCGATTTGTTCTTTGTAATACTTGAGGTCGGCGAACCGTTCTATGTTGTTTGGAAACTCGACGAATGGGACCCTGCCCCACCCCATCGGGACCCTATTCATGAGGAAATGGCCGTCCTCGGACTCGAGCTTATAAACCCCGGCCTCCGTCTCGATGTAGGTCGAGACGCCCTCGGCGGTCCACCACTCCGCCCGGGTCTTCGTCTCCCCGCCGACCACAGCCGGGTAGTACCGGAGCATGGCGACGAGTTCTTCCTCGTAGTCCGTCTCGTAGACCGGGATGCACTGTTCCGCCGGGATGATGATGTACCGGAAATTGCCTACCCCGTCAATGAACGGCATGAGCCATTCGACGCCCTTGTTGCTGGCGTTCTTCGCGAGTTCCTGCAGCCGGTCGTCCCAGGTCTCATCGAGGAGGGCGTTCAGGTGTTTGGCGAACTGCTCGTCTTCGGCGCTGATCAGCGGCGGACGGCCGAGGAGGTAGGAGACTTTCTGATCGACTAGGATTTTGTGCCAGTTGTGCGAGACTCGATGGTTCGTGGCCTCGGTATCGACCTTCTTCTGCCCGTCCTCGTAGTACCAGATCTGCCGGTCCTTGATGTGAGTATCGTTGTTGTAGTAGTCCACCCCAACGAGCATGAGAGAGGGGTCATGCTTCGCGATCAGATCGGCGATCGTCTGATTGATATTCGTCTCGTCAATGTTCTCTGCGAGTAGTTTCATGTGTCACCTCAGGAACGAGATCCCTGGCCCCTTGCCGAAGACCGTGTGCAGGAAATAACGTTCCGCGTCTTTACTGTGGTCGTTCTCTTTCACGGGCTTGTCTTCGCCCCGCTGCTGCGCCTTGGCATCCCAGACATACGCCCCATACTCCTCGATCGTGCGGGTGCAGCAGCGGAGGACGAAGTACCGCCCCTGGTGCAGCATGCTGCTCTGGGTGCGGATCCCGTCGATGACGGCGTTGTCGGCGTTCCGGACGTTCTCGAACCCGTCCCGGCGGAGCTGGACCTTGAAGGAGAGGGCGGAGGGGTCGACGATGATCGCCCGGGGGACGATGCCGGCGAGGAACCGGACGAGGTCCTGCGAGTACTCCGCGTCGGTCTTCTGCCGGCCGGTCTTGCCCGGGTCGTAGTAGTACTCCCGTTCCATCCAGGCGACTTTCCCCCGGACCCCAAAGAGCCCGAAGACCGTCGGGTTGCTGG